GGTCTAAAAATATTTTCAGGTAGTGCAACATTAACAGGCACGGGTTCGCCACAAGTTGCTTTAAGGTGGAAAGTAGTAGGGTCATCATTAACAGGTACTAATAAAATACATGGTGTGGCTTTACAATGGGCGTAACTAAACAATATCTAGGTAATCCTAATTTAAAAAAAGCATTTGTAAGTCAAGAGTTCACAAAAGAACAAATTCTTGAGTTTCAAAAATGTATGAAAGACCCACAGTATTTTATAGAAAAATATATTAAAATTGTTTCTTTAGATAGAGGTCTTATTTCTTTTGATATGTACCCCTTTCAAAAAGACATGGTAGGTACTTTTCATAATAATCGTTTTTCTATTTGTAAACTACCAAGACAATCTGGTAAAACCACAACTATGGTTTCTTATATATTACATTATGTTTTATTTAACGAAAATATGAATGTTGCTATACTTGCAAACAAAGCTGCAACTGCAAGAGATATACTTTCAAGATTACAACTTGCATATGAAAATCTACCTAATTGGTTACAACAAGGTATTATGTCATGGAATAAAGGTAGTTTAGAATTAGAGAATGGTTCACGAATAGTAGCATCTTCTACCTCATCAAGTGCAGTTCGTGGTGGTTCTTACAACATGATATTTTTAGATGAGTTTGCATTCGTACCTACGAATATAGCAGAAGAATTTTTTAGTTCAGTTTACCCTACAATTTCATCTGGTCAATCAACAAAAGTAATTATTGTATCGACACCAAATGGAATGAATATGTTTTATAAATTATGGATTGATTCAGAAAAGAAAAGAAATAGTTATATACCTATTGATGTACATTGGTCAGAGATTCCAGGTAGAAATGAAAAGTGGAAAAAAGAAACGATTGCAAATACAAGTGAAGCTCAATTTGCAAAAGAATTTGAGTGTGAGTTTTTAGGTTCTCAGAATACACTTATTAATGCATCTAAGATTAGGTCAATGCCGACAAAAACACCCTTACAATCAAATAGTAGTGGGTTAGATATTTATGAAAAACCTGTTAAAGACCATACTTATGTTTTAGTTGCTGATGTGGCAAGAGGTATTCAAGGAGATGCATCTGCATTTGTTGTAATAGATGTATCACAAATACCATATCGTTTAGTATGTAAATATAAAAATAATGAAATAAAACCAATGTTATTTCCTCATGTAATTAAAGATGTAGCAAATGCATATGATAAAGCATTTGTCATGGTTGAAGTCAATGATATTGGCGACCAAGTAGCCAATGCATTACAATTTGATTTAGAATATGAAAATTTAATTATGGCATCAATGAGAGGTCGTGCAGGACAAATTGTTGGTGGTGGTTTTAGTGGTGGTAAAGCACAACTTGGTGTTAGAACAACAAAGGCAGTAAAAAAATTAGGGTGTTCTAATTTAAAAACTATGATTGAATCAGATAAAATTATTTTAGAAGATTTTGATATAATCTCAGAGATGTCAACATTTATTCTTCATGGTTCTTCTTTTCAAGCAGAAGAAGGTCATAATGATGATTTAATGATGTGTTGTGTATTATTTGGTTGGTTGTCAAGTCAAACTTATTTTAAAGAGTTGACAGATAGTGATATTCGTGCTAGACTATATGCAGAGAATCAAAATCAATTAGAACAAGATATGGCACCATTTGGGTTTTTAGATGATGGTATAGTTGACCCATTTTCACCAAAAGGTGAAGTTGATGAGTATGGAACTAGATGGTCGCCTGTTGTCAGGAAGCATGATACAAATTGGTAAACTCTTCTTCATCAATTAAATCATTATCTTTTTTAATATAACAGTTCTGACATACTATAACTTGTTTTTCAATAATGTCAAGTATTTTTTTTCTTGACTCTTCATTTAAACCTTGTTTACTAGAATCAGAGCGAATCTTTCTATCATCTGGATAAAATTTAAGACAGACTAATTCAGATTCACCACAATACTTACAAGACTTTTCTGTTAATTGTTTATTAACCCAACTATCCCTAAGTCTTCTATGTCTTCTAGCAACCTTACGAATTGTATTTCTATATTTTTGATAGTGTTCACTCATACATCTATTTATATTTTAAAAGTGTATAAAACACTCAATCTTAAAATCATTTTTTTATAAATATTAATAACTAATGAATTAAACTACAACAGAGGAGTATTAATATGGGATTTCAAGTTTCTCCAGGCGTACAAGTCAAGGAAATTGATTTAACTAATATTGTCCCTGCAGTTGCAACAACTATTGGTGCTGTTGCTGGAGCCTTTCAAAAAGGTCCAGTTGGTGAAGTAACTCAAATTAGTTCAGAACAAGACTTGGTAAGAATATTTGGTCTACCACAAGACTCAAATAATCAATACGAAGATTATTTTACTGCAGCTAATTTTTTACAATATACAAACACATTAAAAGTTGTAAGAGCACAAAGTGCCATACTGAATGCTGATTCAGATGGAACAGGAATATTAATTAAATCAACTACAAATTATCAAGAAAGTTATAGACCTAATTTATCATTAGGTTCTGCTAATGCAAGTGTTGGTGCATTTACAGGAAGAACTGCTGGTATACACTCAAATGGTATCAAAGTTGATATTTGCACTAAAAACACATTTTCACAAAATTCAGCAAAACAAGTAAATGATGGTAGCGCATCTCTTGGTGATACAACAATCACACTTGATGCATTTGCTGCTACTGATTTTGCAGTAGGACAAATTATAGAATTTTATTCTGATTCAGGTCGTACAACTTTTGCTACAGGTCATGAGGGTATTAGATATGAAATATCTGCACTTGATGACTCAGCTGAAACAATAACAATTAGACAGTTAGATGACCCTGCAGGTAAAGGTTTAATCGCAGATTTAGCAAATGATTCTTATATCACAAAATATTGGAGATTCTTTGATTTATTTGATGGTGAACCAGGAACTTCAGAACATGCAGCTGCAAGGGGTATTTCTGATGATGAATTACACATTGTAGTTTATGATTCAACTGGTGCTCAAACTGGTTTTGATAACGATACTGCAGGTAATAGAACAAATTCTGTTATTGAAACATATGCATTCTTATCAAAAAACCCAGAAGCAGTAGATGCATCAGGTAATAATTTATTTTACCCCGATAGAATTTATGCTGAATCACAATTCATATATGTTACTAATCATCTTTCAGCAATGGTTGATGGTTCTGGTGATTGGGGTATCGTTCTTAAATCAGATTCTTCAGTACAAAGTGTAACTGCATATAACTTACTAGATAGTGGTGCTGATGTTAATAAGATTTCAACATCTACACTCACTGGTGGTACTGATGATTATGCAGTAACAGATGGTGAAAAATTAGAAGCATATAATTTATTCAAAGATGCAGAGTCTGAAGATGTAAATTTAATTATGGCTGGTAAAGCGTCAGCTGCACTTGCAAATAATTTAATTACAATTTCAGAAAATAGAAAAGACTGTATGACATTTGTTTCTCCAGAGAGAGCAGATGTTGTAGGTGTTCCAAATCAAGAAACAATAACTTTAAATGTTAAAGGTTTCTTTGATGCACTACCAAGTTCTTCTTATGTAGTCTTTGATAGTGGTTACAAATATATGTACGATAGATTTAATGATGTATATAGATATGTGCCATTAAACGGAGATGTTGCAGGACTTGTTGCACAAACAGAACAAGTTGCAGAAGCTTTCTTCTCACCAGGTGGTTTTAATAGAGGACAAATTAGAGGTGCAGTAAGTCTACCTTATGTTCCTACTCAATCACAAAGAGATACATTATATAAGGCAAGAATCAACCCTGTTGTTACTTTCCCAGGTCAAGGCACTATCTTATTCGGTGATAAAACTGGATTGGCTAAACCAAGTGCATTTGATAGAATAAATGTAAGAAGACTTTTCATAATCTTAGAAAAAGCAATTGCTACTGCTGCTAAGTTTCAACTCTTTGAGTTTAATGATGAATTTACAAGAGCTCAGTTTAAAAACTTAGTAGAACCATTTTTAAGAGAGATACAAGGTAAGAGAGGTATCACCGATTTTAGCGTGGTTTCTGATGAAACAAATAACACTGGTGAAATCATTGATAGAAATGAATTTGTTGCAGACATTTTCATTAAACCTGCTCGTGCAATTAACTTTATTACACTAAACTTCATCGCCGTAAGAACTGGCGTAGCGTTTAGTGAGGTAGGAGGTTAATCATGGCAAACATTAATGACTTTAAAGCAAGACTTGCTGGCGGTGGCGCTAGAGCTAATCAATTTAGAGTAATTCTTCCTCCACCTGTTGGTGCCAATGTTACTGCAGCTATTAATACAGAAGCATTTTCATTCTTATGTAAAGCTGCTAGTCTTCCAGGGCAAACTATCGGAGAAACACCTGTAAAATTTAGAGGTAGAGATTTATATCTTGCAGGTGAAAGAGTATTTGAAACTTGGTCAACCACAGTTTTAAACGATACTGATTTTGCAATTCGTAGAGAAATGGAAAGATGGTTAAATGGTATCAATGACACAGTAAATAACACTGGTGCTACAAACCCAGTTGATTATAGAGTTGATATGATTGTACAACAATTAGATAGAGATGATACTGTACTTCATCAATATACTTTAGAAGGTTGTTGGCCAACTGTTTTAGCTCCTATCGATTTAAGCTATGAAACTGAAAATGCAGTTGAAGAGTTTGAGATTACTTGGCGTTACGACACATTCAGAGTATCTGGCATCAATTTATAAACTCCTTATAAATAGTAGTAGGAGATTAAATTATGGCAGAATTTTTTGGTTTTGAAATCAAACGAAAAAATCCAGAGTTGGGGTCTATCATGGCTCCAACTACGGACGATGGTACTTATGAAGCCCCAGGCGGCGGATTTTATTCCACAACATTAGATACAGATGGTCGTGAAAGAACTGATGATGATTTGGTTCGTAGATATCGCGATATTGCAATGCAACCAGAGTGTGATAGTGCAATAGAAGATATTGTAAGTGAAGCAATCGCTTCAGACGAAAGAGATATGTGTGTTTCTATTTCTTTAGAAAACTTAAAAGTATCTAATTCAATTAAAAAAAGAATCAGAGAAGAATTTGAAAGAGTTTTAGATTTATTAGACTTTGAAGAAAAAGCTCATGATATTTTTAGAAGATGGTATGTTGACGGAAGAATTTACTATCATAAAGTAATTGATAGTGCTAATCCTAAAAAAGGTATTCAACAACTTCGTTTTATTGATTGTAGAAAAATTAAAAAAATGAGAGAGGTTGATAAAGACTTAGACAAAGTAAATAAAAGTGTTGAGGTTATTAAAAAAGTAAAAGATTATTATCTTTTTAACCCAAATGGAAATACTATCGGTGGTAGTACTACTGCAATGGGTGTTAAACTAACAGCAGACTCAGTTACATATGTTACCTCTGGTTTGATAGATATGTCAAAGGGTCATGTTTTATCTTATTTAAATAAAGCAATTAAACCTGTTAATCAATTAAGAATGATTGAAGATGCTCTAGTTATTTACAGAATATCAAGAGCACCAGAAAGAAGAATTTTTTATATTGATGTTGGTAACTTACCAAAAATTAAAGCAGAACAATATCTAAAAGATGTTATGAATCGCTATCGTAACAAGCTTGTTTATGATGCATCAACTGGTGAGATTCGTGATGATAGAAATCATATGTCAATGTTAGAAGACTTTTGGTTACCAAGAAGAGAGGGTGGTCGTGGTACTGAAATCACAACTTTACCTGGTGGTTCAAATCTTGGTGAGATAGATGATATTACTTATTTTAAAAGAAAGTTATATCAAGCTCTTAATGTTCCAATGTCAAGGTTAGAAGCTGAACAAAACTTTTCATTAGGTCGTTCAACTGAAATTACAAGAGATGAATTAAAATTTACTAAATTTGTTCAAAGATTAAGAACAAAATTTTCAAAGTTGTTTTCAGATATTCTTAAATCTCAATTAGTATTAAGAGGTGTGATTGCTGAAGATGAGTGGAAAAATATGAAAGAACATATTCAATATGACTTCTTACAAGATAACAACTTTACTGAATTAAAAAGAGCAGAGTTGTTAAGAGAAAGACTTGATATGTTAGGTAGTATTGAAAGTTATATTGGTACATTTTTTAGTAAAGAATATGTTCTTAAAAGTGTATTAAATATGAACGATTCTGAAATAGAGGCTATGAGAGACCAAATGAACAGAGAAGCTGGTATTGAACCTGAAGATGGTGGTATTAATGTACCTGATGGTTCAGATGGTGTAACAAGATATCCATCAGTTGACGGTGCACCTATCCCTGCTGATGATGTTTCTAAATATAGAGGTGAAGAACCCCCTGAGGAGGAAAAATAATGTCAAAAGAAAATATTACACAATTTGTAGATGATGTATTAAATAAAGATAATCTATCTGCAGAAACAAACTTTAAAGCTGCAATGTCTGATAAAGTTGGTGAAACTTTAGAAAAACAAAGAGAAGTAATTGCTAAAACAATAGTTACTAATCATGTTCCAGGAGCAGAGGAAGATGATGACATTGGAGTTTGATTCTGTTTATAGTTCATTACAAGAAAAAGATGAACATAAAAAATCTAAAGAATATAAAAAACTATCACCTAGAATGAAGAAGGCGGTAGACGAAATCTTTAGTATTATGGACTCTAAACCCTCAGACTTTATAAATAGTTTTGAGAAAACAATAAAAAATGCTGCAAAAAAGTTTAAAGTAACTGATAAAGAACTAATGAGCTATTTTGAGCGAGAAATGTTAAACCAAGGAAAGTAGTATGGCATACACGACAAGAACACTAAAAGATACAGATTTTGAGACCGTAGTACATACAACAATTACAGGAACAAATGGA